TACCCGAGCGAATGACGTAGGGGCTTGTTGACAGGCTAGTTAACGCTGTTAAACTGCCTCTACGCCGAACTGCAACCCGAGCGTACAGGCTTCCCGAAAGCCGCGTCAAGCCCCCGAAAGGGGGTTTTTCGTTTCTAGCGTCCATCAACGTCCTTTAGGCGGCTTTATAGCCCCGGCTTTAATCTGCCACAGCCTGGCCGCAGGGATCGCCCCTGCTTTCACCCATTGGCTGACAGCGCCTTTGGTTACCCCAAGTGCCAGGGCCACAGCCTGCTGGCTACCGTATCGTTTGATGAGCTTTTGAATGTCCATGCTCGGCAGTCTATCCGTCTAAACTTTTTTTGCCTAGGGTGTTGACAGGATTGTTTAGGTTGCTAAACTTCTCACCGTCGATTAACACAACGCATCCACAAATAGGAGCAACGACATGACTTTAACGGCGCTAGAAACCACCATCCTCACCGCCTTGCGTAACGAAGCAGAAGGCATGAACGACAACGGTTGGGTGTCGGTTTATTTAGACAACGCTCGCCCGGACGATGTTTCTGCCCATCAATTTGCGGCAATACTTGGCAACCTCAAACAAAAAGGTTTGTACCGCTCACAGGGCGATGATTTTTTCGGCCTAGTTTTTATCGGGGAGGCGGCGTAAGCCGCCCCTTTTCCACAGAGAGGAATATATGAAAGCTCAACAAGCCAAAATGCTGGCCTCACAATCGGCCATGTATATGCACTACAGCCACAGCCACCAGCTCTGGCATCTGTACCACCTCGAAAACCTTAACCGCCCGGCTGAATACATCAGCCCCCGGCAGTTGCGCGAGTTTACGATCCCCGAGTTCCAGCGCCTGATTAAGCTGGTGCGAGGTGGCGTATGAACATGGAAGCTGACCTGGCTTATGCCGTCGAGCGCCTGATCCAGATGATCCTGCGCCTCGACCCTCAATGCCACCAGGCCGAGCTGTTGGCCGCGGGTCGCTTGCTGATGCAGTACGAGCAGGCCCGTCGAAATCAGTCACAAGCTGCTTGACACACCCGTTTAGGTTGCTAAACTACAAACCGTTGACATACACAACAGGAGCAACAAAAATGCCTCGCAAAGACACTTTCCACGGTTTCGGTACGTTCTACGCCCTTAATAACAAGTTTGAGGTGCGCGTGGAGTACACGCAGGATTTGGATGGCGGCATCATCTTGGAGGCTGCCGACCTGATCGGCATCTTCCTTGATAGCGACACGTTCGCTTCATCGCTTAACCACGACATCAAGCTAGACATTTGTGACCTTGGCGCAGATGCCATCTTTGAGCTTGAGGAAATCGCCACCAACGACGCGCTGATGAACGGCCCGTGGGATGACGGACGATGAGCCGCTCACCCTGGCCGCAATTTATCGGTCTAATCATTTTGTTTGCACTTGCCGCCATTAACGACCCTTGTGGTGACGGCGGCTGCACCCCACAAGAGGAGCGCGCAGCTCATGCACGATGACGATATGACCTGGTGGCATCACCAAGACCAATTGATGCAAGAACTGGAAGAACAAGAACGCATAGAAGCCTGCAACAAGGCAATAGACGAGCTAAAGGAGAACAACGATGAAAGTATATGAAAAAATTGCGGCAGTTACCGCCGAGCTGTCCAAAATCGGAATCAGCAAAGAAAGCAAAAATCATTCGCAGGGTTATGCTTTCCGCGGTATTGACCAGGTTTATGGTGCTCTGTCGCCGCTGCTGTCAAAGCACGGCCTTTGCATCCTGCCGCGCGTCAAGGATCGGCAAGTTATCGAGCGTCAGAACCGAGCAGGCACGGCGTTGTTCTACGTCACGCTGACTGTAGAGTTTGACTTTGTAGCCGCCGAGGATGCCAGCAAGCACACCGTGGTCACAATCGGTGAGGCGATGGACTCGGGCGACAAAGCCAGCAATAAGGCCATGTCTGCGGCTTACAAGTACGCCGCCTTTCAAGCGTTCTGCATTCCGACCGAGGGCGATAATGACGCCGACGCCCAGACGCATGAAGTGGCTGCCAAACCCGCCTTTACGAACGACCCTAGGGGCGATATGGGTAAAGATATTGACCCCGCCGAACGAGACTTGTTTGTAAAAAAGTTTCGCGCTGCGTTTGATCTTGACGCCGAGGAGAAAGACATCGCTTTGGCGGTGCTAGGCGTTCACGAACAAATTAACGCTGACCATGAGCTGTATATCGCCGTCGCCGACGCCATGACGGCCAAGGAACGGTCTGCCATCAAGAAATACATTCAAATAACCAAGGAGCAAAACCGTGCCTGATTACGATCCGAACCAAAAAGGCGTCCTGTTTAAGAACAACGCCAAGGGTGACAACCCAAAGCGCCCCGACTACCGCGGCTCATGCGTAATCGACAACGTAGATTTCAACATCTCCGCGTGGATCAAGACGAGCCAGAAAAGCGGCGATCGGTACATGAGCTTGAAGTTTGAGCCAAAGGGCGAGGGCAAGCTTTCCCGCGGTGGCGAGCCGCAGCGCCAGGCCACCAAGAAGCCAGAAATCAACGAGGGAAATTGGGATGACCTGGACACCCCTTTCTGACCTGCGGGTGTTTATCGGGTGGGATAGCCGCGAGGACATCGCCTATCAGGTGTGTCGCAAGTCAATCTTGCGTCACGCCTCCATCCCGGTGGACATTCAGCCGATCAAACAGTCAGAGCTTCGGGAACATAACCTTTACTGGCGAGAGTTTGATTCGTTCTCGTCTACCGAGTTTAGTTTCACGCGGTTCCTGACGCCGTACCTCGCCGGATATAACGGGTGGGCCGTTTTCGTTGACTGTGATTTCTTGTTCCGCAACGACATCGCTGGGATATTGGATTACGTTGATGGAGCCAAGGCGGCCTTTCTTGTAAAACACGATTATCGGCCTACCGAAACCACGAAGATGGATGGTCAGGTACAAACTATTTACCCCCGTAAAAACTGGTCGTCGTTTATGTTTATTAACTGTGGGCATGAGCAAGTCAAGGCTCTGACGCCCGAGGTGGTGAACCGTCGATCGGGAATGTATCTGCACCGTTTTGAGTGGCTGTCCGACGACGTTATCGGTGAGCTGCCCATCAGCTGGAATTATCTCGAGGGCTGGCATACCCGCGACCAATGCCCGAACCCGATCGCCGTGCATTTCACCCGCGGTGGCCCCTGGTTCAAGGATTGGCAGGATGTTGAGTATGGCCGCGAGTGGCTTGAGGCCAGCCGGTGAAGCGGATCTTCCCCAAGGGAACCACAGAGCCGCAGATGGTGGCAGCGGTGGCGCGCATGGTGCAGGGGCTTGACCCTGCCCGTGTGTGGTCGATTGAAGTAACCGAGTGGAAAAAGCCGAAAACCAATCAACAATCGCGGTATCTCTTTGGGGTGGTCTATCCCATGATCATGGAGGCGGCGGGCGAGAGCTTAAGAGGCTTCACGCGAGACGATCTACACGACTTTTTCTTGGGTGAGATCTGGGGTTGGGAGACGATAGAAGGGTTTGGCAGGAAGCGTCTGCGGCCCTTAAAACGCACTTCCCGCATGACCAAGCAAGAATTCACCGAGTACCTGTACGGCATTGAGAACAAGTGCATTGAGATGGGAATTGGCCCGTTACCCGAGCCGATTCACGTTGAGGATTAACAATGCCCTTTTCCATCATCGTGCCGCGATTCGTTATTGATGAAAGCTGGCGGTTTACCAGGAAAATCAAGATGGGACACCGCAACGATGGGAGCGATGGCAACGCCGAACAGCAGCTCGTTGGGGTTATCGGTCAAAACATGGTCAACCTGGCGCTGTGCAAGCCTCTGATGGAGCATGACACCGGGTTTGATGGTGGCGTGGACTTTGAGGCTTTTGAAATGCGGTTTGACGTTAAGACGATGGGCCGCACTAGCGAGCCAAAGCCAAGTTACGTCAATAACCTATTGCGATCACAGATCAAATTCAACTGTGATGCGTACCTGTTTTTGAGCTTCAACAAAACTAACAGCGAGCTGACGTTCTGCGGGTGGATCACCAAGGAATCGTTCCTATACCGCGCTACGGTGTACCACAAAGACACGGTTCGAGAACGTAGCGATGGCTCGTCGTTCAAGCTAAAAGCCGATACGTTTGAGATTGAGAACCGACAACTTAATCAGGATTTCGCCAACTGGCCGGAATTGGTAGCCAGCTGGCATAACTACGCAACGGAGCTGTTATGACGCTACGCAAACAAGCCAAAGACCGCGGCTGCACGGTTCGCATCCCTGGGGTGTGCAACTTTAATAGCGCCAGCACCGTGCTTGCCCACATACGCCTCGTAGGGGTTAGCGGTATCGGCATGAAATCGCCGGATCTCCTTGGAGCCTGGTGTTGTTCTAGCTGTCATGACGAGGTGGACGGCAGGACGCATAAGAGCGGCATGACACGCGATGAGCTGCGCCTGGCTCATTACGACGGAATGGCGCGCACCATCGTACAACTTGAGAAAGAGGGGCTGATATGAGCTTTATGGTAGATACGCCGTATGTCACGGCTTACGTCCGAAACGAATTCCTATATGACCAGGAGCAGGGCCACGGCTACTTCACGCTGGTTACCGTCCTGGGCTTCAGAGCGGAGCCAATGCGCGTCCCCATGTTTAGCGTCATGCTTGAGTGTGGCGCTATGTGGGCCAGGATGCCGATACACGCGATCTGTTCCAAGCCCTGCGACCCGTTACCGCTCGACATTTGCGTGTGGTGGGATAGCTTCAGCCGGTTCTGCGAAGTGCGCGAAATGCAGTTCCTGCGTAACCACCGCGTGAAGGCGATCGGACGAGATGGCGTCCAGCGTCCTGGCGTGTACCAGTTTTCGGTGTTCTGGGCCAACGGTGGATGGTCAGAGATCCCCGACCAGAGCAAAGACCATCACATCATCGCGTTAGATTCCGGCCAATGGATCGCATACCCAAACAATCGCTTGTTGTGGGTAGATCCGTCGCATATTCGAGGGGAAGTCCCTCGAGGCTGGAAGTCACCCTCGAGCAACTACAGCGTGGAGGCTTTGCCATGAGATGGCTTATCGACCTATGGCGTAAACTCAAGGCTAACCGTGACCGAGAATGGCGCTCTGTGCCATATCCAAACTGGCGCTGCTCACGCGGAGGGCGGGATATATGGTGAAAGACGATATAAGCCCGCCGGGGGCGTGGAAAGAGGAGATGGAGCGCATCCCTTGGGGGTACGGTCAGAAACAGGGCGACAGGCTTGCTAATGCGTTTGTAGCGATGCGGCGCATGGGGCTACACGATGAAGCCACGCTGCTGGAGTTAGAGATTAAAACGCTGCGTAACGAGATTGAATACTTGTTGAGCCGTTGACGGGTCGTCTAATGGCAGGACACAGGGTTTTGATCCCTGTTATCTAGGTTCGAGTCCTAGCCCGTCAGCCATATATAGGGCTCGCTCATCCTGGCGTCGCTTGACCAGGCCAGGCAGCACACGCCCGCCTGCCTTCGTCCACTTCATAAACTCGTCAGCGGCTTCGTCAAACTCGCCGCGGTTGGTTTTCATGCGTAGGCTAGAGCGTTGCAGGTTGCCAAGGCCGACGTTGAAGGCAAAACTCACCAATGCGTCAAACCGGCCTTGATGACCAACAGCAGCAGGGCAAAGTCGGGCCACGCCGCGCTCAAACCGGCCAAGGTCTTGAGCAAGGATAGCGTCCACCTCTCCCATAGTGAGGATGCGATCCCAGCCCTCGGGTATCGGTAAGGTGCGCCGTTCCTCATATTTCACCGCTGCGTGAGCCGGGTCTATAACGTGGCCGACCCCGACCGTCCATAGCAGGGCCGGACACCGATAAGGGCGCATCCTTACGCCCTCATGATGTTTAATCATGCGGATCGCGGCAGGGCTGACCTTCACTTTTTACCGAAAGCCTGCGTACCAAACCAGAAAGCGATAATGCTGCTTAAAATCAGCATCTCGTCGTCGCTAAATACGTTTTCCATAGCGATCGCAAACGGGATGCCGGTGGTGTAGGCATACCAAACGCCCGCGATGTTCAGCGCGACCAGCTCCAGCACAAAGATGTAGGTCACAACCGGGCGCACAGAGGCGCGAAGGTTAATCATCCATTGGGATGCGCCTTTGCCGATCTCAACGTCGTGGCTATACAGCGCCTGACGTTCCTCGGCAGCGGTCTGCGTCTGGATTTGCTCTAGTTTAATTTCTTCAACCCGCGCCTGCGCGATAAAGCCACGTTCTGCGAGGGCTAGTTCACGCTCCTTCTGTGCAGCAACTAGGGCAAGCTCATGCTTCTTGTCCTGCCGGTCTTGAAAAATTTGCAGGATCTTGGGTAGGCCGCCCGCAAGGAATGACAAGAACGTGCTAACCATCGTCATCATTTGCTTGCCCTCACAACGTCATCGCCCTTGGTGACGGTCACATGATCGCCCTCAACGTCAACCCGCATGGGCTGCTCTTTGCGATCCAAACGGTCTAGTTTGGCGATGAGCTCCTTAATGACCTCAAACTCGGGCTTTTCTTCCTTCTCCACCGTGCCTGCAATGCTGGCAAGCATGGAGATAAGCGCCGTCAGCGAGGCACCGAGCAAGCCCATCACGGCGGCGATTTTATCGCTATCCAGCGCGAGACTAGACAACACACCAATCACCACAATGGCTGTGATGTATTTAAGGCCGTCCTTGCCGATAGCCTTACCCGCGACATCCTTGGCGCTGCTGTGCGCCTCAAGGCGTTGCAATTCGGCCTGTATCTGCACCTTCAGCAGTTGGATGTCGGTAGGTTCGGTCATTGCTGCAACGCCTGTAACAGCAACATTCCCATGCTGCCAAGTGCGCCAAGGAGGATGAGGATAATCGTGCCGCCTACCTTCAACATAAGCTGTTCAAGGCGTTTCAGTCGCGCATGGATCGCCTCGTAACGCACCGCGCAAACGTCAATGTGGCTTGTCACGGTCGTCTCTAGCTCTTGCACCGTCGTCATTGCTTCGTTTCCTCTACCTTCGGCACTTGCAACTCGGCCTGTTCCTTCACCTTCAAAAGCAACGGCCATGCGCCGCTGCTCGTTGGGAGTTGCCCCAGCACTTGCAGGATGGCGTTTACTTCCTCAACGGATAGTTCCAACTTAATCATTCTGCGCTCCACGGTAGCGGCTTGGCGACGGTCGGCGGGTTGACGAGCATATCCAACTCACGCGCTACGTTCGCCTCTACCTCGGCCTTGTCCACGCCGTTCGCCCACACCCAGCCCAACACATCGGCTTCGGTCAGGTCGGGATACGCAACAAAGTCACCGCTCGGTGAGGCAAAGCCCATGCTGCCGTAGTTGCTGGCGGTAAACTCACCGCTGCTGTCGCTGCAACGCCATGCGGCAGTTACCACAACGTCGGTGTGCGAGCCGTCTTGCGGCTTGACGATCATGCTTTCAATTTTCCAAGTAGCCATTTATTTAGCCTCCAGTTCAGCGACACGCGCTGTCAGTTCTTGCACAGCCTTGACAAGCAAAGCCACCATGTTTCCGTAATGCAGGGCATCCGGTCGGCCTTCCTTGTCGTAAGCCACAAACTCGGTCAGCCCGGCGTCATGCACTTCTTCGGCAATCAAGCCACCAAATACGGTGTCGCCGTCGTTTTTTCCCTTGTAGGTGACGCTGCGAAGTTTCAGTACGTCGGCAAGGCCGTGCGTAGCGTTTACAACATCTGATTTGTAACGGAGCGATGATGTGCTTCTATAAAACCCGCCAGCAGAATCAACGCCAACATTTGCTGCGCTTCCGGATGTTCTGTTGTAAGTCGGTAGCGAATACATTTCGCCATCGCCGCGAATATATAAATCAATGTTTCCCGCACTATCCTCAACCACAAACGATTTTGAGGTATCTAAATTGTCAACGCCGCGAACCAATAATCGGCTGTTAGTTACAGCAGTTGTGCTTCCAATTAACGTATTCCCAGCAAAATAATTCTGCGCCGTCCCCGCTGCATAGAAGTTCCAGCGGTTAGAGCCAGAGGCGATGTTGCTGTAGAAGCCGTAGTTGTTGGTGGCTCCGGTGAGAGTGGAGTCAGCAAAGTAACCGTACTGCGTTGTTACCGCCGAGCCTGCGCCAAGCGAACCTTGTGCAGCGTAGTAATGATAAATTTGCGAGCAAGTAAACGACGCCGCTTGTGTTGCTGGTATAGAGCCAAAGCCGATAAAGTTTGTCGTGGTGCTAGACGGAATGGTTTGAGTGGTTAAATACCCTCTGCTCTGCCCACCAGATGACGGCGCAGTTCCGAGAACTTGCACTCGTGTATCCGCCCCCGCCGTCCCGCCGATCCCGACGTTGCCGGAGGAGTCAATGGTGGCTCTCGTAGCGTCGCCAGTCTTTAGCACCAACTCCGACCCGTTAATCGCTAACGGTGCGTAAGCCGTGTTGGTCGTATTTACAGCCGTGATGAATCCACTAGCCGACTGGTTGGAAATGTAGATTCGCGCGGTGCCGGAAATAATGTCTAACTTTCCGACAGGCGAAGCCGTCCCAATACCGACGTTGCCTGCGAAGTAATTGTCAGCCGTACCCGCCATATATACGTTATAGCGGTTGGAACCAGACGCTATGTCTCCATAGAAACCGTAGTTGTTGGTTCCGCTTGTAATTCCGCTTCCAGCAAAAAAACCAATTTCGTTTGTTAATGTTGCGCCAGCACCAACCTGTGTATTGCCAGCATTAAAATGCAACACGCTAGTTGTTGTTGCAGATGCTGCCGTCGCAAGTGAGGAGAAAAACCCTCTGGCAGAGCCAGTAATGCTAGTTGGAAATGTTCCCGTTGCGCCAAATGCCGCACAATTTGCGTTGCCGCCCAATACGGGGTAAGTGCCAAGCGCATGAACTTTGATATTCCCCTGCGCCGTCCCGCCAATACCGACGTTGCCCGACGTATCGCTAATAACAATCGCCGCCGTGCCGTCCTTTGCTTTGACGTTGGTGACTTCTACGTTGGTGGCGTCTACGGTGGTGGCGTTGACGTTTGTAATGTTTGCCGTAACGCCGTTCATGGACGCAATAGATGCGCCGGTAACGGTCAGCCCTGTCACCACAGCCGTGCCGACGTTAGCTGACGCCACACTAGCTCCGGTCGCTGTCAGCGTTGTTACCGTGCCTGTGGTGATAAGCGCCACACCGACGTTGGCAGAGGCGACCGAGGCAGCGGTACTGGTCAGGTTCGTGACCGTGCCGGTTGTGATAACGGCTGTGCCGACGTTAGCGGAGGCAATAGACGCGCTCGTAGCCGTCAGGTTGTTGATTACCGCCACGCCTGCGTTGATGGAGGCAATGGAGGCAGCCGTAAACTGAAGGTTGCCGATGTTGGCTGAAGCAATGGACGCGCCAGAGGCGGTCAGCGTCGTTACCGTAGCCGTCGTTAGCAATGCCACCGCAGCGTTGACCGAGGCAACCGAGGCACTAGTGGCGGTCAGATTGGTGACGGTGCCGTTGGTGACAACAGCCGTTCCAAGGTTGGCCGACGTAACCGATGCGCCGACAGCGCGAAGGTCGGTGATGTTCGCCACGCCCACGTTGGCCGAGGCGACCGATACACCCGTCAGGGTCAGCGCCGAGATAACGGCATTGCCAAGGTTAGCCGAGGCGATAGATGCGCCGGTTGCCGTCAAATTCGTGACGGTGGCGGTCGTCAACAAAGCGACACCCGCATTGACGGAGGCAACAGAGGCGCTCGTAGCCGTCAAATTGGTGACAGTTCCCGTGGTGACAACCGCTGTGCCGACGTTGGCCGAGGTGATGGACGCACCGGCTGCGCTCAAGTCGGTTATAACCGCCACAGCCGCGTTTGCGGAGGCGGTAGAGACGGTGGGTAGGTCTGACTTGCCCGTAACCGCGAGGGTGCTACCGAGCGT